GGTCGAAGGGAAGATTAAGACCTGTACCATCAACAAGCAATCTCGTCAATTGGTTAACACCTACGAAACGATTGTCTTTGAGGATATCAAACCTGCAAATATGTCACGTGCACCTAAGCCGAAAGTCGATGAAGAAACGGGTAAATATCTTCCTAACGGCGCAGCAGCAAAAGCAGGATTAAACAAAAGCATATTAGATGCTGGATGGTCAATGTTCATCATGATGTGCGAGTCCAAGGCTGCAAGTGCTGGGACCGTTCACGTATTGAGGGTTGACCCAAAGAATACCAGCCAAATATGTAGCGCATGTCTCAAGAAAGGGCCACATAAAGACCTCAGTGAACGAACGCATACTTGTGTTCATTGTGGTGTGGTACTCGATCGAGACCATAATGCAGCACTGAACATCCTTCGGCTCGGACGGAGCCATCAGGGGAAACTCTGAGAAGCCTCTGCCTTTAGGCATGAGGAGTCGTCACCCGCCTGGAGATATTTTTCGGATATCATGAGAAATCCTTTCAGGATACCTCCGCATTCAGTCGGGGGATCTTGACTTTGTTGCCATGCATTACTACGTCAACTATATCCTACATCACCTAAAAAAAGAAGAGGTGCCCATGTTGGCATTTTTTTGGATCATTGCATGTCGTGGTATTTCAAGCAAATAGCCTATGTTACCCACAATTGCATCTTTCGTTTTTAGTATGGTATATGCTCATATTTATCATTTTCTATAAATCGGGAGGATGTAATAACTCGTGAATCAAGAAGGAACAAAAGCAGAAATCTCTTCTCCAAGAAAATGGAATTGGAAGCCTTTGATAAGTGCTCTTGTAGTCATTGGCGCATTGTGTGTACTGATCTTTGCAGGTCGTGGCAGTGCAGAAAATCTCGATACATCTCTAAATAATACAGTGTCAAATATCTCTATAACTCCTATGAGAACGCCTAAATCTTGGGGGACAACTCATGTTTTTCGAGGCAACGGAATCCTGAAGACGGAGATATTTTATGTGGGTGATGACTGGAAAATCCTGTGGTCATGTGACTTGAACAATTCTCCGGAAAAGTCATATGACTTACAAGTAAGTGTTGATAATGTTAACGGGAACACTCCACAAGATACACTAGCGATGGATTCGATGTGCAAAGATGGAAATATATCAGGGATCACCGAGATGCATAAAGGCGGTAATGTCTATTTAAGCATCAGCGCGATGTGGGCTTGGACTTTGACGGTGCAAGAGCCACAGTACTGAACTATTGTATGGGAGTATGATTTTTTGCCTATTAAGTCACATGTACAGAAAAAGGAGCCTAATGCAACAACCACCTATACCACCGCATGGACAACCATCGTATTACGGACCACCATCACCAATGAATACACCGGAGACAACGCCGAGGATAAGCAAATCGGATTGGAAGTGGTTTGCTATTGTAATAGCTGTATTTGTTATTGGCTTTGCTCTGGGTTCGGGAACTGCGAATACAACAAGCAGTGCAGCGCGGGGCGCATCATTATCCTCTAATTCGCAATCATCTTCGCAGCAATCTCATCCGGCAAAGCCAACCACAGCACCAGTTATAGCACCGATGTCTAGCACGTCTGTAGCAAGCGGAACTGCGGTCTTGGGGGCGAATATTAGCGTATTCTTAGCAAAGTATGGCGCACTTCAAGCGAAGAGCAATACGAAAATGGGACAATATCAATTTCATCTTGATCCATCGCCAAATATTCACTATCTTAGTGCTGTAACCTATGTTGGGAATCAAAGGGTCGAGTCTATTAGTTTGAATCCCAACACGAGTAATGGCAGTTATTGGAGTGGCGATCAAGCGGATATTACATGTTCTAGTTTCTTTCCTGCTGATACTGTCTATCAACGGCAGGTAACGATTACGAGCAGCACTGGCTATGACAAAATATATTTTTCCGCTTCTCTTGCAAACGTGCTCCCAGCTTCTGAATTTCAGGATGTACAACAAAATCCTACGAAGCTTGGGTTGTTCGATGTGCAATATCTTACGAATACCGATGGGACGATTAATTCTTGCAGTATTACAACGGGTACATCGCAAACACAGTAACCTAATCAGACATTGCTTCTTCTATTCCAAAGCCGTCAGAATGGCTTGACGGCTTTGCCCTATCCTCGAACCACTCCCTGGACGCGTAGCTCACTATTGATATATTTGCCGATATATTTCCCAATAGGTTTACCATCAAGGTCAAAATGTATAGTCATGTTTTGTGTTGATTGTGTTTGTGGCGTGAGCGCGTAGGATATCGGGATATCGCCTGCGATGTTGGCAGTGGTAGTCATGGATAGACCCTTTACTGTCGTGATTTTTTGGAGGAGAGCGGTAATATCATCACCGTGCTGTTTTACATTGGTGAGTGAGTATCCCTCTTGAAGGGCAGTTGCAATTTGATTTGTTGCCGATTTTAGGGCGGGCATTCCTGACTGCATACCTGAAACGATATTTTGCATAAAGTGTTTTCCCCAAAGGTCATCGTCCTTTAGTGGACCTTCCTTTGGTTTGCTGTGACCTAGATTATTTACCAGACTTTGTGCCATACTTTGTGCCGCTTGGACTGCTGACAGTGCCTTGGCCTCAATCTGCTGCGAAAAACTTGATACAGATGCTAAAGCACTACTAAAAATATCTGGCACTTCTTTTGCTACAGGTGCAATACTTTGCAGCATATCATTTGACGACTTCATTGTAGAACTACTAGAATCATGTACTTTTTTTGCAGATTGCGCTGCATTCAATGCGGCTGTCTGCGCCGCTTGTTGCGCTTTGAGTGCAGCCGCCTCTTGTCTTGCTGTTGCTGAATCTACTACAGCCGTCGAGCCTTCCATTGCACCCGCTGTAGCAGAGCCAGAGGCTTGCATTGACTGTGAAGTAGATTGCCCAGCAGCCGCGACCGCTTGGAGAGATTGCTGCATAAGCTGATTCGATGATTGCACTTGTCCTGCTGTTTGAGTAGAAGCACTTCCAACAGCTCCTAGTGCTTGGGCACTCGTTTGTGAAGAGGATTGCACTTGTCCTGCTGTTTGGATAGACGTACTCCCAACATTTCCCATTGCTTGGATAGTGGTTTGTGAGGTCGATTGTGCAGTTGCTGCTGTTTGTTTCATGACACCACCGACATTAATGGAAGTACTCCCGACGTTTCCATAGGCATTAATGATAATCTGCGTGGATGATGTTGCATTCGATGCCATCCCCTTGAATGTTTGCCCCGTTTGCTGACCCATTGCATCCGTAGAAGCTGCTGTCGTTCTATTTGCCGTCACTATCCATTGTCCCGTTGTGCTAGCCTGTCTTCCCATACCCATAATAGCTGCATTGATTTGATTCGTACTAGCCGCCATCTGATTGCGTAAACTCGCCATGTCTGTTTCCGACTTTGCAGAAACTGTTCGCATGGTTCCAGAAAAGACATTGAGAGACGTATTTATGGTACCTACAGATGCTTGTATTTGTGTGGACAATCCCAAGAATTGTTGATTCATGCTCTGTCTCATGGATGCTATGGGAGCGAGTACACTAGATACACCCGTTGAGATCCCTTGCTCAAGCATGGTCATCATATTCGGCATCCACTGCCCAGATTGTGCAAGCGGTCCTGCTTGTGGTGGAGAGTGGAATCCGAGCAATGAAGCGATGTTTGAGCCAAATTTCGTTATTGCTTGGATAACAGAAGGTGCTCCGTTGGTGATGTTTGTCGCAAACATTGTCATAGCATTCTTAGCCCATGTGCCGAAATTGTTTGCTTGTGTAGTAAGCCATTGCTGAAAATCCGATGCAACTTTCGCCAATGCAGGTGCAATATATGTCGGCCATGCTGAATTGAAGACGTTTTGTACATTTGTCCAAAGGGAGGTCACTGGTTTAGAGATATAGGTTGTCCACGCTGAATTAAAAACAGTCTGAACCTTTTGCCAGAACGTCTTTACATCCGATTCTATGTTATTCCACCATTGAATCAGGGTATTCTGTATTTGCCCCATAATACCGGGGAAGAAGCCTAGAAGATTCTTCCACCATGTTTGTATTCCATTGATAATATCAGGGATGATGGAATGACCAAGAAGCTGGTCGTAGAGCCATTGAAACCCTGCAACAATCCCATCCCAAACAGGTTGTAACTGTTGTATAACCCAAAGTGCGGATGTAACTAACCAAGTAAAACCATCTACGAGTTGCCCGATAACACCAGCAGAATATTCTATGTTCTTTGCCAGAAAATCGAAAAATCCAAGAATGCCCATTCCCATAAGTTGCAGAAATATCTGCCCAATAGCTTTCAAACTAGGTAGCGCTGGCTCAATGGCTTTCTTGATTTTATCCCAGTCAGGGATAAGATGAGTTTCCCACATGACAACCATCGCATCCCAAGCCGGTTGAAAGGTTGTCTTTAACCAATTAAAGAGAGGCTGTAGCCCTTTTTGAAGACCATCAGATCTCAATTTCATATTCGTGAAAGCATCAGCAACATTGTTTTTGCAAGATGTAGCAGCATCCCCAAGTTGCTTTAAAGAATCAGTGGCTTTCTTGATAACATCGGCTATAGGTGCAACTGAATTTTTTAGTCCGCTCCCAATGCTACCCATATTGGGAAGTGCACCAGCCACTGGAGCTGGCCCTGCTTTCGCAGCCCTCGCAGCTAATTTTGCTTGTTGAGCTGCTGCTTGTTTTTCTATCACTTGCTGGTGTTTTAGTTGCGCAGCTTGTAATGCAGCATTGTGGGCTTCTTGTCTTTTCAATGCAGCATGTTGAGCGGCTTGATGCTTTGCAGCCAATGCAGCTTGATGTGCTGCCGCTTTTTGTTGTGCAGCGGCTTGATGTGCTGCTACAGTCTTTGCGTGTGCGGCTGCTACGGTGGCGGCATGGGCAGAGGCTGCGGATGCCGTTGTTGATGTCTCACTCTTAATCTTTGTGGCAATGTCTGTCGTGAGTGCTGAGCTCGCACAACTACTTGTCGCTTTTGCCTGTTTACATACCGCTGTCAAGGTGCTTGCCACTGCTGTAGCCGCCGTCGCAACGGTTGCGGCACCATATTTTAGACTTGTGGCAAGATTGTTCGTGAGGGTTGCACCAGATGTTGTTCCGCTTGTACTGGCATTTTGAGCAATGGGCGATGTTGCTGTAGATACCGCATTCGGGATGACGGTAGCGGTCATGTTATCGCCGCTTGCCGTATCAACCATCGATGCCATTGCCGTATGAAGAGATCCACCTGTTGTACTTGCAAGATGGAGTTGCTGAGCTACGCCAAGTACGGCATCGGTGACAAGTCCTGTATTTGCAGTAATACCATTTGCAAGAGTAGACATGAGCGCTGGACCCCATAAATGCGCTCGACTGCCAGGACCTTTTTTTGTAGGAGAAGCGAAACCGAGATAGTTTGCGATTTCCTGTGCGACTTGTTCGACTACGGCGATAATATCAGCAAGAACGCTTATAAGCCCAGTCTCGAAGTTTGTCCCTAGGTTTTGCCCCCAAGAGGTCGCTAAATTAGAGAGTTGTGACATGAAGTCGGAGACTTGTGATCCAAATTGATCTATTGCGAAGAGCGCCCCGTTGAGCCCTGCAATTATATTACTAAGTGGACCATTGATGAATGCGCCAAGGAGATCGCCCGCTATTTTCACCCCTGCACCGAAGACAGTACTGAAAATATTCCCTACTTCATTTGCAATATCTCCTAGATAATGAAAAGTAACATTTAGGAGTCCCATGATATTATTTGCGGTCTGGCTACTTACTCCAATGGATTTTAGAATACCACCAAACGCATCACCAGATGAACCAGCATTGCCTATGTTTGTGATAAAATCTGTCACTTTGGATACAATATCAGTGAATCCCTTCACAATAGGAGTAATTAACGGCAGTAATTTCTCTCCAATGGATATCATGAAAGCATCAAGTGCTGCTTTCGCTCGATCCATTTGAAAATTAAAATCTTCTTGAATTAAATCCCACCCCCGAACGCTATTCCCGCCTGCATCCATTGCCGCTGTAATATTTTTGATATTGCCTTCATAGGCGGACATATTCTTCCCACCGAGCATAAGTGCAACATTATAGCCAGTGGCCCCACCCATAATTGCTTTGAATGCTTCAACTGCTTGTACGGAACCAGCAGGAAATTTTTTGCCAACATGGTCCTCTATGAGTTGAATAGCACCGGCCAACCCTTGGGTGGTGAGGGTATCCTTGAGTTGCTGAGCTGATAGTCCTACGGCAAGCATTGAATTTTGTGCTGTTGCGTTTGGTGCTGCTAATGAGCGTATCGCATTAGCAAGATTTTGTGATGCTCGTTGGGCATCCATACCTGCGTTTGTCATTACGGCAATGGCACCAGAAACTTGTGGAAATGAAATGCCAAGAGAGGAGGCAAGAGGGAGGACGGAACCCATAGCGCTTGCCATGTCTTGCATATGGGTTTTGCCATCAGCCACAGCAGTAATAAGCGCATTCATATCACCAACGGCAGCCGATGCCGGCTGATGATAATCCGTGAGCACCGTCGTCAAAGCATTGGCAGTCGTGGCTAAATCGGCGTTGCCAACTTTTGCACCTTCAGTAGCCGTTTGAAGCACTTGGAGCCCTGCAGCACCATGTTGCCCACTACTTTCTATGAGATACATGGCTTGAGTGAGATCTTGGGCTGTTGTTCCTGTTTGGGTAGAGATTTTGAGAATACCATCAGAAACCATTTGCAGGTTCTTTTGAGACTCCCCCGCGCCCGTCACTAGGCTCGTCATCGATGACTGAAAATCACCGGCAGCTTTTATAGAAGCACCACCAAGTGCAGCAAGAGCCGTGCCAGCCGCCACAGCAACACCGGCAACGGCACCCATCACATTCCCGCTTACAAGTTGCTGTATCGCATTTGTCGCCGCTCCCATGGCACTACCGAAACTGCCATTTAGTGAGGCTCCAATAAGCACATTTAGCGCGAGATCTCCTGCTGCCACGTATTTTTAGCCTTTCGCCGCTTCACTTTGCTTCGTCGTTCAATTCCTTCTGAACAGCCCATTTTGCTATGATTCGCAATTTATGTTTCAGCACCTTTATTGCAGGTGCCGATTGATAGCCCCAATACCCACCAAAGAGTGGGTATAATTCGGCTTCTAGGATTTCTTCTGGTGAAGACTCCCCTCCACGTAACTTCCCGTGATATGCCCGTTTGGTGAGGTCAAAAAAGCTTGTTGCTCCTCTTCTTTCATCTCACCGGCTAAAGCATCAATGCGCTCAAGGATTGGTAGGCTATAGTTGCTCGGAAGTTTGCGAATGCTTTCTTTGCTGAGTGGCATTTTTGTGCCATTTCGTAAAAGATTCCAGTCGAGAATCAAGCGATCAAGCATTGCATAGCGGAATTGGCTCGAATGCATGATAATCTCGCCTTTCTTATCAGAGGTCATCGCGAGATCATGGACATATTCTTGGTCTGCTACTGTGGCATAGGACTTCAAGAGCACACTTTCATGCTCATCCCAACGCCACTTCTTGCGAAATGCTTTTGCAGCTTCAGGGTTACTATCATCCGGTAAACGGATTGGCGGTACTTCGTCAAACGCTCCCATTATGTATTTATCTTTCTATAACTTTAGATTGTGAAAGTTGGAGGTAAACTTGTCGTAACAACGAGTTGGTATAATGCCCCGATGCCTGGATCGATTTCTGTACGCCATGTCGTAGAAGCTGTCACTATACCTTTGGTTGGATCAGAGGTAACATCGAACCCCCCGTCACTTCTAATTGGCAATGTCCAAGTCCATGACTTGAAATAAGGCGTGCCACTTACATTCCCGAGAAATTGACCATAGGTCTGATAGACAAGGTATTGTTTCAAGTTCTGTCTGAATTGCTCATATTGCGCCATATTCGTGAAATCGATAGACATCGTAACCATACATTCACGTTTTGCAGGGTATGCACGATTAAACACCTGTGTATTCGTGAATGTGAAATGATCTTCTTGCGGCGTCTTTAGGTCTATTTTTATCTCTTGTGGGTCTCCGTAGTACGTGGTAAGTGGTGTTCCCGTGATGGGGTCGAGATATACTTTTGACTGCCATCCAACCATTGGGATGTCATTTAGGTTTTGCCCAAGGGACGCTATCCTATTCAATCCGGCAAGAACACTTGTGGTACGGTCGCCTATAGGAAGCTTATCTTGTGCTTTGCCTTTGGCAGTAAGTGTGATTTCAGTTTCAACCTTCGAATCGAACGTACCTTCTTCAAAGATTGAGAATGGATGAGTCCATGAACCAACACCATCGAACCATTCCACGGCAGCGCTATAAAGGGCTTGTTCAGAGTTAAATGTGAGCACCCAACCAAACACACCAGTGATAGCCATTGTAGCCGCAGTAGTGGCGTTGGTAATACCGCTTGCATTGACTGACTGATAGATATTGCTACTGTAGTAGGTACCAGCCGCTGTAATAGAGATGGTCTCAGAAACGTTCGCAACACCATTGACAGTGCCAGTAATGGTCAATGTGCCCGCAATGGTAAATGAAGTGATTGTGAGAATAAGTCGCATGCCAGGTGCTGTAGGCTGTGTCGTCAGTGATTGGGTTGAACTGATGGCAGTAGCCGCAAAGAGCGATGTGGGGCTGGCAGGGATTGTTGCTGTAGAGACAGGTGCTCCCATCATGACATATGGCCACCACCAAGATAGATCGCCGTAAGCATCCTGCTTTATCTCGTCAATTGTCGTGTTTTGTACTAATTGGGCAATCTTTTTATCACGTCCGATATAACCGTTATGCTCATTTGGGCTATAGATCTTCGGTGTGCGCTTCGATTTCAGTACACTCGGGAGAGCATACTTCCCTGCTTGAATACCATAAACGACGATGATACCACCTGTAAGACCGGTTGTCGTGATGTTTGTGATAGCTGTATACGCGTTAACTGAGACAACCTCATAGTCTGCAAGTTTTCCTGACTGCGTTTGCTGTGCTGTAAGAGCAGCTACTGTGTACGTCTCAGTGTTATTTGGCGTACCTGTTCCAGTGATAGTTATGCTGCCTGATGTAGTGAAATTTTCAAGTTTGATATACAGTCGCATACCAGTTGAACCGGAGGGCGCTGTTATGCCTGTAATAGTAGCGATAATGGCAGTTTGGGCCAATAAAAGCTGCATCCCATTGTTGGCCTCTAGAACAATGTTAGCGACGCCTTTAGCACTGGTGGCCGTTAATGGCATTTAACTCACCTCCGTTTGACTTGTATCTTTTGATTTGGGATTCTTTGTAGTAATAGGTTCAGGCTCCACAAAAATGGGCGCATTGCTTGGTGTATCATCACTAGCGGTATCCTCCTGTGCCACCTGAGCTATTGTTGGGATAAGCCGTCTTTCTAGCACTGTATTGGTATCTGTATCTATGTCTATTTCTTGGCCAGCATGGAATTCACCAGCAATACCAGGAATAGCCATAGTTGAACCAATAATGCGGTAGGTTTTTTTATTCAAGCGATGACTCCTGGTGGTGTGGTAACAAACCACTCTTGAAGAGTTTTTATCTCCAAAAGATGTGCCCTTACCCATTGTCCACTTCTACTTGCTTTAGTAAACTTCCCACTTCCTGACTTCACTTGAGAATGATACACGGTCCCAGCGTTGCCAAGAGTAGCATGCGTTTGAAATGGTACAACGAGCGCGTCGCGTACTTGGTAAATAAGTTGTTCAGCAGCATTAGCATTGTCCAAGCTCACCATGGAAAGCAAAAACCATGTCTGCTCGTCACTAATCTTGCCGTTAAATGTTTTGTGTTGGCTGTTATCCGTATTTGCCCACACTTCTAAACAAGCTTGTCCATTGGCTATCGGATTGATAATATCCTTGATCTCGCCGAGTTGAACCAAAGAGTACACTTTTGTGGTATCAGAATAGGTAAGTGCAGAAGCGTAGCTCACAATAGCATTTGCTACTGCTAACGTATTTGGTGCATTTGCCACTATGAACGTCCTTTTTCTCTATGATGCTGTACCCATGAGAACAAAAGCTTCGGCTATCGTGTTACCCATAGCTTGCAGTATTTCATCTTCATTTGCCGTTAATGCCGGTTCTAAATATGGTTTTGCTGGGTCGTTCGTAAATGTACGTCCTAAAGAATCCGTCCCAGAGAATCCAAACTCTCTTCTAGCAGCGTACGAGCTATTCGATCCAACTTCTATGGTCATCGGGTCAGCAAGAATTGCAGTAATGGTATCCGCTAGGACTCCATTGGGATGAGCAAAGACCGCCCACGTGTTGATGATGGCATCATAGGCTACGTCATCACCTATCTTTTGCAATGTTGGTGCCATTTCAGACTCAATAAATGAGCCTAGCTGCGCCAGTTTTGCAATATTGCCGAGTGATTCCGTATCAAACGCTATACTAATAAAGTTGCCGTCATCTGCCATATGGAGCTTCTCCTACGTTCCGCGTACCAGATCGACCACCAATTCACCATGCATATCAGGGAAGAATTCAGGAATATTGATAACTCGATATTGATAATTCTTTGTCGTTTTTGGGTCAATATTGACTGTATCTATTAACAAGTCCGTTTGGCGTATGTCATAGGTTGCAAGCGTGTAAAACGAAAAACGTTCATAGGGCGAAGCGCCACCATAATAGCTTGCTTCCTGTACTGACAAATTATCTTTTTGAATGTAAATATTGCTAATCGTTGGTGTTACTGAACCAGCACGAAAAACATTTACAGTGATATCGGTAGACATTTACATAATCCTCCGATATTTTTTGAGAATATCTTCAGCCTGCTCAACAAGAAAGTTCTTAGGGCGTGCTGTATTCCATCGCTGTGTTCTTTTACCCATGGTTAGTTGTTGAATACCAAATGGATTAAACATTTGACTCAATTGTTCCGCAAGATAATAGGAAGTTGCGATTTTAATATCATCAGGTATCGATTGATACCCTCCCGTATACGTTGTACGCATCAATCCTTCACGTAGAATAACCGTTCCAACTGAAAACCTATACCAACCTTCATTAGGGACAATAGACTCAATAGACATATCAATTTGATTAAACTGATTTACGAAGCTAAATGCATGTTCTATAGCAATCAAGCTTATAATAGGATACGCTTTAAGAAATACCGTTCTCGTTAATGCAGTGCGAGTAGGTGGTAAGTGAGCTAATGCTAGTTGCATTGCTTGAGTTTGCAAAGCCTCTGTATAAGGATCACTACTACTGCTACTACCTGCCTCCGTCACTTCCTTATAGACAAGAGTGACCGTATCTCCACTACTATGTCCATTCACTAATCCCGTCTCTAATATGATTGTGCCTGGATATGGCCATATCCACGAGCTAACACTAACACCACCTGGAGTTATTTGTACCGTTTCTTGATATCCACCAGTTCCTATGATCACAGCAAGTTCGCTCAGATTATCGAATGTTAATGTTGATGCAACTGAGATAGTTGTATCACCCGCCGATACACTTGATGTTAATGTCGTACTCGCGGGTGCTTGTAGCCGCTTTTGGCAATATTGGTCACATCGCGCACTAGCCCGTGCGAGGAGCTTATCAAGCGCGCCCGTTCCTAACTGTGCCATCTGTGTCATTTGTGCTTGCACTTGTGGTGCTAAGCCTAACGGCATTTCAAATACTTCGGAAGGAGTCAAATAGAGTCTAGGCATGATTCAATCTAACTCCTTTCTGTTCTGTTAGTGACCGGCTGTCACACTTTTCTACTTCCACACAACAGTGATATCTGTTGCACCTGATGTAGTGATTGAGAGACCCGTTGCAAAAGTGAGATCGTATGTTATTGTGACAGGGTTTCCTACAGTAGACGCTTGACAGGTAATTGTCCCAATTTTGGGTGTTGTATGAGTAAGTGCATCATCTAATTCGATAGTGGCACTTGCGACACCAGTATTGATGACAATGGCATGCAAGGTTCCTACACCAGTCTTTACAAGTGTAGTCGTTGCAGTCGTAATATTGGTGTAGTTGTAGCCACCGATTGATACGGTCCCTTCCACTCCTATAGCGGCTGGTTTGAATATTGCAGCGGCGGCTGCCCATGGCTTGGATGCTGCAATAGTTGCTTGTGGGACTACTGGTCCAATGCCAGACATTGGGAGCGACAACGAACCAAGGGAAAAAAGACCCGCAACAGTCGCCCCTGTATTGAGCGATGCATCAACCGTCCATGGTGTCCCTGATACAGCAGTGATTGCTTCAGCAGTGGTACCAACGGCCACACCCATAAAAGCAAGAGAATTTGGGACTGAAGCTGCAAGAGCAGAGGTAGATGCTGTTGTGCCAGTGGCGGACCCTACAGAGGATTGACCAGGTTGCCCTGTTACTTGAGTGAGGAGACCAAACGCCTCATAGATCTCCATTGCCATTGATGCGGCTGTACCAGCATTCGTGACAGTGATCGTATTTGATCCACCGATAATGTTGACAGCAGAGAATATCGCCACTTCAAACGTTGTACTACTTGGTGATGTCGCAACCTGTGTATAGGTATTGCCGAGCGAGTCTGCAACTGTCATCGCCGTCCCATTACCACATCCTGCTACGACAATGATCGTATTTCCGGCTTGGTTGTTGGCAGAAAACGCTTTTGACAGCGATGCAACGGAACCGGTACTAATATTGTTTGTCTTTTGAACAATGCTTGGGGGTGTTATAGTAAGCGACGCACTGGTTGCAGCATAAGGTGTCCCGTCAGTGCCAGTCGCTACAACAGCGGCTTTCTGCGCAACATAGCTAGCTGATACAGGGTCATATAACGATACCGATCCAGTTATCGGCTTATAGTTCCCGTCCAATTGCTGTTGACTCGTCATCGTGTACCCTCCCTAATCGCCTTGGATTTCTTGCTCTCGGATGTGCTCTGTTGCTGCTCGTCAGCAGTCGCAAGTCGATAACCCATTTTTTGCATTTCAGCTACGTCATTTGCGATGACATGAGGATGACCATCGACATGCAGAAATTTGCCACGATGATGGTAGTGGCGAGCGGGGAAATATTCCCCCGCTACCATTCCTTCTGATATGGCTACATGGCCAATGCCGTCATCGCCTTTGCCATCATGTACTAAAAGCACGCTCATTTACGCAGCCCTCACACGGCTAATCTTTGCCGCAAATGCAGGAGCACGAAGAGCCAATGTCTTATCAGCGGTGATTGCGAACTGCCTTGTACGTGCATTGATTGGTGCAAGCATCTGAGTGGTCAGAGGATTTACTTCGGGACAGACCAAGATCTCAGGATCACGTGGGATAAGCCAGATGTCTTCTACAATTTGAGAACCAGTCTGTACACGTGGGAAGGTCACACCGTCTGAAACAGCCGTCCCTGTAGTGGTAACTGTAGCCCAATATAAGGTGTTGGTCACAGCGGGATTCTGAGCCAAGCCGGTATCAGTGAAGCTCGTCACAGCGGCATCACTCAAATCATAAGCCGAAACAGTGGCATAGAGACTTTCAGTTCCGCTAGAGGTACCACGGAAGATGCGATAACCGATAATATCGATAGTGTTGCCATAGGTATCCGTTGGTGCAGGAGTTGTCCATCCAATGACGATAGAGTTCCCATTAGAAGCTGGCGAAGCAGACAATTCAGCCGAGGCAGTCGTTAATCCATATTTCGTCACGGCCTCTACCACATAGTAGTATGTGGCTGAAGTAACCAATCCACCACCACTACCTGTGTTGTTACTGGTCAAGGAAAGTGCTGTCATGCTCCCTTGGGAAGTAAGGAATGTCGAGATAACAATCGGAATGGAGCGATAGGTCTGTACCTCGATACCAGCATCAACTGCGCTGTCAGCCACTGAAACATTTGGATCGCCAAAATCATCACGAGAGAAGATTTTCGTCATCCCCATATTGAAGCGTTGC